TGATTACGATAGTTGCAGTTGCTCCTGATCCTGATCCTGTTATATTATATAAAGGAACTCCTGTTTGTGTTCCTTGAACATATCCAGTTCCAAGATTAGTTTTAACTATGGTATTAGCGGTTCCACCTGCCTTTTCAACAATACCAGTAATTGCAGTAGATGCTGTTGAATCACTGACTTTTGCACCTGGTACTAATATACTGTTCATTAAAGTAGTATTACTAATAACAACTTTCAATTTACGTGGTAAAGTTTTAATTGGATCATTAGGTAAAATTGATGAATTACTATCAATTTCTTGCTTAGGATTATAGAAGAATGCAGTACCTGGTGTTGTGCTGAAGTTACACTTATAAAGTTTAAACTTCATATCTTCAAACTGACTTGCAGTCCAAATAGTGCCGTTCTGAGATTTAAATAAACTACCACCGATATACTGTTTCGTTACAATAACACTTTCAGCATCAGGTAATGTAGTTGTATTAACTGTCCTTTCACCCATACGAGCAATCCAAAGTTCATATAGATTTGATAGAGGTGATAGAACAACAACAGCATATTCAGTTCCTGCTGTAAGGAATATTGGAGATGAGAAAGTAACTTTAGTTGCTACTGTTCCATCTGTGGATGTTGTTATCTGAGATGGTTCTATATCAACCTGTGCATGATCTGCTGCTAATTTTAATGTAGGTGTACCTAATTCAACAGTTCTGATTTGAACTCTTACTTTTTGACTAGGATCAACATTAGCAAAGAATAGATCAACTGCTGTGAGGAAAGCACCTGTTTCATCCACAGTGAATGATTGTGCTAGTGGGTCACAATCTTCAGGTGGTGGTGGTCTACGAACTATAACTTCGGTTTGAGTAATTGTATCAACAATACCACTTGCTTCATATGTTGTTTCAGCAGCACTTATAATTAAACTTCCTTTCAATCTCTCAGCATTGGTTTCACTTGATGATAATTTAAATGTCTTTGTTCCTACTGTAAATCTAAGAGGAGGTAATGGGTTACTAAATGGATCTCTAAAGAAGAATGATCCTGTAATATCTCCAAATGTATCAGCAATTAATTTAACACCCGAAACTGTTGCTTGTGAACCACTTGTTTCACCAAGAAGAACCATACCAGTGGAAACAAATCCAAAATATTTTCCGATTACTTCATCAACTAAAGAATTAACATCAATGTTTAATATAGTAGAAGATGATGAATATACAGATGGTAATTCAACACTTCTATCATATGGATTTAAACTATAAGTTGTTGTTGGACTTCCACCAGGACCAGTTTTATGGTTTGGTGCATATGCTCTTGCACTGAATACATGAGACGATCCAACATAACCTTTAACTGTTTCTCCTATAACAAATGATCCAGATGTCATAGAAATTTCAATTAATTTTGGAATGATATCAATACCAGTACTATTATCAAAGAATGCATATTGTCTACCTAATGGTCTTAGACCATTCGCTTCAAAAGCTACGTTTCTTGATCTTATATGAGTATCTGGAGCACTTGATGTTTTAATTGATTCTATAAATGTTCCATCAAATCCACCTGTAATTCTTCTTGTTCCTCCGTCAACAAATACATTTCTTACCCAAGAATCTGATGCTGGATTTAAAATTACTGTTCCAGTAAAATCAATCATATTAAATGGGTTTACATTCTCAACTCTTGATGCTAGTGGTTGTGTTATCCAATCTTTTTCAGTATATTTTAAAGTTACATGTTCTCCTGTCTTTTGAACATTTGAATCAAGTAATTCTAAGTTTGATCTAAAGTCTGCAGTGTCTATGGAAATAGATGGTTCAAGTGCAGGTTGAGGTGATACTGAATAGAAATCTATTGGTGTAGCGAGTTCTCTTACATCAGTTAAAGTACTACCTGTAGTTGAAGAATCCTGACGTTGAGTATCTTTAAAATCATCAACAAAGAATCCAGATTTAAATCTATCAAAATTATCCGCATCTCTCACTTGGAAAGTTTTAGTATCAAGTTCTAATAATGAAAGTGAGGTAACTACTTCAAGATTTTCAATTCTATCTTCAAGTTTACCAATATCTCTCATTGTATATCTTCGATTATCTACAACAGTGATTTTTGCATCATCTGTATTATAAAGATATGCTGGAAGTTCAATGGTAGCAATATCCATTGCGTCTTCAACATTGATGGGAACTTTAGGATCTCTGGAAGATATACCTTTTATTACACTAGTTACACCATTTACACCCAGAACAACCTTATCAATTCTAGGTAGATAGTTTTCATATCCAATCAATGAACTTTCTTCTGGTGTTACAATTAATGGTGGGTTTACACCTGCAGACTGGAAGTTTCTACTTGAAAATGTGAATGGTGAAGTATTTGTTGCTGTGAATCTTGCTACTCTAGGTCTAAAATCTAAAGTATCAGATGCTCTTATACCAGATGGTAAAGTTGGAATATCACCTTTAAATGCTCCTGCAGGATATGAATCTACAGTAAAGACATCACCAGTATCATTACTTGGAACATCAAACCAATTAAATATGACTAACAATTGTCTAGATGGTATATAACCACCCTTTTTATTAATTCTACCATAATCATAGAACTGATCTCTTTGTCCCTTATCTAAAACATATTCCTGAGTTATATCTTGGAAATTACCATTGTCTACAACTTGAACTACAGATGATATATTTGACTCTTCAAAAGTAACAATCTCACCCACTGTGAATTTAGATGAATTGAGATATGATATCTCTACTTTTGTGGCAGATGATCTAGTAACTATCTGAGCAACAGCTCCACTTTCGGATCCAATAACTCTTTCTCCAAGTATTGACGATGTATCCAAATTTAACCCAGATGGGAATGTAATCGAATCTAAAGTTGGTGCAGAAGTGTTTAATGATTCATACACACCTACAATTTCTACAATATCAGGTAAATTCAATGATATTGAACTATCTTCAACTCTTGTTCCAAAATATGTGCTAGTTGTTAATCCGCTAACTGCAGTTGACGCTGCAGAAACAGTGCCATTTACTGTTACCTTTTCACTTCTAATATATTCCTTCTTCTTACTTTGAATACCTATCTTTTTAGCAGTTACATTCACAGTAACATTACTAGTTTGACTTGCAGTTAATCCTGTAAATGCTACAGTTGCACCACCAGAACCTAAAGATACCTGATCTGATGTTAGTGTTTCTATTCCACCACTCGCATAAGTTACAAAATATCTTTCTGCATCGAAAGTTTCAAACAATGCACTCGTTAAACCAACCTTAGAATTACTTATTGCAATACTTAAAGAACCTGTTCCACTTGTTGTTTGTTCTGTTATTTGTCTTGATACTAATAAATTAGAAGATGCTAGATTAACTGTTGATATATTATCGTCATCTATTTTTGAAAATAATCCACCATTATCTGTTACGATTGGAGATCCAACAGTTATATTTGTTAAGACTGCTGCACTCGGTAGACCACCCTCACATACACCAGATACATCTTGCACTGCCTCAACTTTAGCAGTTGTAACTCCAACACTTTCAATACGATTAAAACTTTCTACTGCTTGACCAGCAACTGGATATTTAATTATATCTCCAACTTTTAAACTTGAAATAATTTTTGCTTTTGGACTTGTTATAACACCATTCGTAGCAATTTGAACTTGATCAGCAATACTCAAACCCTTTAATTGAGTTTTTTGAAGAACTACATCACCCATAAAATCAACTTCTATTTCACTATTAAGAGTATTAGAATCTTGATATACAGATTTTACATCACGAATACCATGAACATCAACACTCTGAATTGATCTAATTAATGATGGATCACCATTTATTATAATTTGTTCACCTGTTATAAATGTTCCTGATGTTTGAATAAGTTTAACTGCAGTTGAATTGCTTACATTTGACTCAACAAACCCAGTTGCTCCACTACTTGTACCCTTAATAAAAGATCCTGCAGGACATTGGATTGGGCTGAGTGCAGTATTAACTACAAGATCTGTAAATGTTTGAACATCAAACAAATAAAGATCAAATTCTGATGATGCATTGGTATATGGTGCGTCAGATAACGAGAATGAATAAACTCTTGCAACACCTACTTGTGTTCCGTTACCAGCAGTTGCACTAGATCCTCTTCTCTTATCAAATAATTTAACAGTATTAGTATTTTGATTCAACGCTAACCAAGGTGTTCCTTGTACATTGTTAATTTTTAATTTTGTTCCAAATTCAAAAGGAACTAATGAACTGTCAGTTTTATCAGTATCTCTTGGTTTTTCAACGTCTATAATAGTAGTTCCAGCTTTATCTATATCATAACCTTTAACATAAGCAGTTCCAGCAGACAATTTAACAGCCATTAAATCTTCAGATGGTGTATTACCCTGTTCAGTTTGCTGACCTTCAAAGTATACACCTTCATTTGATTCACGATTATTAAGTGATTCTTTTACTTCAACATCAAAATTATCTAATGAATAATTTCCAGATTCATCAAATGTTCTTTTTGCAAAATAATCTCTAATTAAATTATAATCTGATTTATTTTGTAATTTCTTTATTTCTCCGTTATCTATTCTTAAAAGTTCAACGAAAGATTTATCATCATAATCATTAAGTGCTTTTTTAGATAAGGTTGCAGTAATTTTTAATCTATCTGCACCAGGTGCAGCGTAGTTTGAAAATCCTTTAGCGTTATCATACAGTGATTTGTCATCTTTAGCGGATACAATTTCTTCCAAAATTGTGAGACCAACTCGATATGATGGTGTATTGGTGTATGGATCGAGTATTATATCACTCTTTGTAACATCAACAAATGTTCCTCTCACAAAGAAAACACCCTGTCCAACAGATGCAAGAGAACCTATTGAAGTTGCATCCTCAGACACCACTGTTGCAACAGTTTCACCTGCTGATACAGTTGTATTTCCATATGTAAATGTATCTTCTGTAATTAATATTTCACCATCTTCAAAACTTGAAATGCTATTATCAGTGCCTGATTGTGTATATTTTACATATAAAGTAACATCTGTATACTCTGCACCATCTGTTGGAAAGAAACAATCATTAACAACAGCAACAATCCCAGATGTTTGACCTCTTAATTTTTTACCATGTAATTGTTTTGTGTATACGGTTACGTCTATACCTAAATGATCTGGATTTATTTTTACAGCATTATACTCACCATTGTAATTAATATTACCAGGAATCACCATTGATCCTTCTTTAAATATATGACTACCGAATGATTCTACCTGATTCTGTAATATTGATTGTAACTGTGTTAATTCTCTTGCTTGAACTGGAAATCCAGGTTTAAATAACACACGATAAAAATTATCATCCTTATCGAAATCGTCAAAAAATGGGTTTATATTTAAATTCGTTTTTTGTGGCATTTTTTAGAATTCTAGAATGATTTTAACGTCTTCTTTTTGTCTAGCGTTTCTTGTAATCAATGGACGATTATCAAGATATACTATATCACCTGACTTTTTATTTATCTCTGGATTAGACACCCCTTGTGTGAACTGAGTATCTAATGATATCAATTTGGTTCCAGTTGGATTTGTACTAACACCAGTAAATCCAGTATCTATAGATCCATTAAATCCAGATGAATTTACTTGATTGGTATTAGATTCAAAGGCATGAACCTTAGCAAAAGTGGATACTCCAACATAATCTGTAGTATCAAATGATGTTTGATTTAAAACATTAGATCTGTCTTGAACAAATTTTAATACTTTAGTATCCACATCATACGCAGCAACAAATCCCTTTGCGGTTCCTCCAGTTACAACCTGAGTTACTGAATTTCCTATGGTTGGAGTTCCATTAGTAGTTGAAAATTTCAAAGCACCAACAGATGAAAATGTAGGATCAGTAAATGTTGATGTTGAACCAATAGACGTTGGATTCTTAAGAATACCAATTTGTGAAAAACTAGTATTCACAGGGAAATCATTAGTCGTTGAAGTATCAAATCTTGCAAATACTAAGACCCTATCAGATCCTAGTTCTTTATA